TTGAAGACGAACGTCCAGCACGTCGCGCTCCCGTTGAAGACTCTACTTGGTACGAAAACCTCGCTGCGGGTATGGGGGCTGGTGCTGTTGGTACGTTTGAATCGGCTGCACTTGGTGCGGCTGCGCTGCTTGAAGAGGAAGAAGAACTAGCAGCCAGAGAAAAGATTCAGGGTATAGCCTCGCAGTTCACACCTGAGTTTGGTGATCCTGATAGCTTCGCGTACACCGCAGGTACGGGTATAGGTTCCTTAGCGGCGTTTTTCTCGCCTCTCGCGCTTCCCGCTTTAGTCCCGGCAGGTGGTATTGCAAGTGCTGTCGCAGGTGCAGGTGCAGTAGGGGCGACAGCCGCACTCGGAATAGCAGGTGGAGCCGGTGAGGCCAGCGAACGCGCCCGTGCCGCAGATGCCACTGAAGACGAACGTAATGCAGCAACACTCCTTGGTGCGGGTGTCGGTCTATCTGAGATAGCTCCGTGGATGAAAGTTCTGGGCCGGGTACCGGGGGTAAGAAATCTTCTCAGTAAGGCTGACATCGAGAAGACTAATGACCTAGCTAAGCAGCCCTCAGGTCCTCTGGCTAAGCCTGTACGTATCGCAGGAAAACTAGTCAAGAAGGGTGGAGCAGAAGGTGCCCAAGAAGTTTTTGCGGAGGTCGCGCAAGACGCTATAGAAAAATATGGGTATAACCCGGACCATCAGTTCTTTGATGATGCAGGACTGGAAGAACTGAAGAAAGCCGCTCAAGCGGGGGGCGTAGCAGGCGCAGTTGCACAAGCTGCAATTATGGCGTTTGGGGGTAGAAGGCGTACGACTACCCCATCTGCTCCTGACGAGGTTACCGAAGGGACCGGTACCTTAGCTACTCGGGGCGAACTGTTTGATGAAACAGTTGAGGGTGACATTGGTAGCCTTGTCGCTGCTTATGATGAGACTACAGGTCCTCCTGAAGCTATTCCCGAACAGAGGGAATTAGATTTCGGTTTAGACCCGGAACCGGTAGACAGACCGGAAGCCCCTAGTAGGTGGCCTACTCCCGCACTGGATGTTAGGGAGCCTGCGACAGAAGCGGGTACTGCCGAATCCCAAGTTGCGGAAACGTCTCCGCGTAGGGTGCTGAGTGTAGCGCAGGAAGAACTTCGTGCACTTGAAGATATAGCAGCAGAAACAGATCCCGAAATCAGGGGTGCCGCGCTGGATGCTAAACGTATCAGCAAGGAAGACCCCGCAGCACTACCCGAGCGCATTGCTGCTGTACGTAGCACCATAGACGAAGCCTCCAGAGCACTGCCTCCAGAGCAGACCGATCTGTTCTCTACACAGGGGGAACTAGACTTAGGTCCGTTGGAGACCCGCGAGTTAGACGACGCCACTATCGAGGAACTGAGTGCTGTAAGTGACGCTGATCTGGAAGGGGATAGATTTCTAACAGAACAAGCGCAACCCGAACAACCCGGACCAGCACCTGAAGTAGTTGACGCTAAGTTCTTAGATGACCTTGGAATCCCCAAGAAAGGGAAGGCTGCTAAAGCCCTACGTAAGGACGTAGAAGGTAAACCCTTTAACGCTCCTGAGGTGCGGGAGAACCTTACGCAGTTTGCTAATAACAGGCGCGTCGGGGCAGCTACCAGAGCGAACATCATCCGTAATATAGAGGGCACACCGGAGGGTCAGACAGACCTTTTCATGCCCTCGCCACCTACACCCGCACCTACACCCGCACCTACACCTACCGCGCAACGTACGGTAGCTCCAACTCCTGAGGTAGCCAGAGGCATGGCCCTTGAGGAACGTCGCCCTACAAGAAGGAGACGAAGAAATCAAGGGACTCAAGTACGTGGTTACAGTCCTTCTGTAACTCCTGAGGTAGATCCTTCCCCTAGGTCCCCTACGACTCCTACGGATATGACCGCAGTGGTGGGGGCTACAGCGGCTGCACAAGATGTAAAGCAGCCTAGGAGAATACAGACTAAGAGAAGGAAGCTCCCGAAAACGCCTCCGAAAACGCCTCCGAAAACGCCGCCCAGCGAAGCTACGGAAGCAGCTAGGAAAAAGGCTGAAGACGAAGCAGCTAGGAAAAAGGCTGAAGACGAAGCAGCTAGGAAAGAGGCTGAAGACGCAGCAGCTAGGGAAGAGGCTGAGAAGAAGGTAACACTTAATTCTTTTAAGGAACTTTCCGAGACTATACAGAAGTACGCCAAGCGGACCTTTTCTAACTATTTTCCTAGGCTGGGTCCGGAGCGTGCTACAGCTAAAGATATAGATAAAGTTCAAGCTATATTGGAAGGGCCGAGAAGGGGCAAAAAAGCCCAAAGATTAGCCAATACCAACGATTCAGCAGTTCTTACAGCCCTTAGAACTTATTTCGGTAAGTCTCCTCGACTTATCGATTCTTTTGCGATGGCTATTTTCGACGTAGTTAACGAGTCGAGTAACTACACACGACAAAAAGGTTCCACTGATGAAGAGGCTGCGTTCTTCAAAGGGATGGGCGAGGAGAAGGGGAAACTTGTACTTGCTTGGGCTGAAGCTAATTTGTCCCCGGAACTTAATGCATGGATACGGAGCAACATAGAAGAACAGAAGACGGATGCCAAAAGGCTGGCTCCTGTCAACGCAGATACAGTTAAAGCCACAAACCAGAGCCGTAATAACGCTGTGGCTAAACTAAGTAGCGCCATAGATAAACAACTTGCGAGGGGAGATAAAACGGAGGCAGTGGGGGTTGTTACCGGGCCAGACGGTGATACTAGGACATCGCTGGATACCGTCGAAGGGCCTTCCGACGCAGATTTACTTAGTAGCGACTTAAACGATGCGCTGGAGCTACCTAATGATGCTCTCGGTGCCTTAAATATACCCCTTCACCCAGCAGTTGTGTCTGCCTTGAGTCGAGGAGACCTTCGTACTGCGTTACTCACGCTTGCGGATATGGCTCCGAACACCCGCGTGCAAAATGTGGCGCGGAAGCTGGTTAAAGTTGTAGGCACGACCAAGGTTGAAATTGTATCCAACCTCAAGAATACAGCGGGTAGACGTTTAGCAGGGGTGTTCGATCCCATCATTAACACAATACGTCTCTCAAAAGCCAATGGATTAAACGCCCATGTACTACTCCATGAGATGGTGCACGCAGCCACGGCAGAGACGCTAGCCAATAAGAACCACCCGTTAACCCGGAAGCTGCAGAAGCTCTACGACAGCGTTAAGCACAAACTTCCTGATGCCTATGGTATGACCGGGCTGGAAGAGTTCGTAGCTGAAGCGTTAGGTAATCCCAGTTTCCAGTCCGATCTTGCCTTAGTCTATCCTGATGGCAGTGCAGTAAGCGCACTGAAGCGATTCTTCAACACCGTGGGAAATTATGTACGCAGGCTGGTAGGTATGCGTCCTAAGCCTGTACTTAATCGTTCAGCAATGACTGAGGCTGACAGGCTTATTGAGGGGATCTTATACCCTGCTCCGGAGAGTCGTTTCGGGGCGGAACTTGCGATGGACCCCAGAGGGGTTCTGGACGTAATAACCAGTGGCAAGGTAACCCCTCCGAAGCTACCCGAAAAGGATAGGTTCAACTGGTTACATCGCGGTGCTGCAGGGGCTAAGGATATAGTACGTAAGTTACCTGCAATAGGTACATTTGGGCTGTTTAGCTTCCACTCTATCCGTGACTTCGCCGGGAAACTTAGTCCCGAGCTAGGGGCTAAAGCGGAGGCCCTAGAGAAGCTAATAAACGCTCAACGACGTAAGACTGAACTTTCCGATGAGCGTGTGGGTAAGGTTGCTAAGCATCTAGCAGAGTGGGTAAAGACTGCGACGACGGAACAGTATGTAGCCTTACGTGATGTTATCTACAGCCAGAATCATGGGGCAACCATATGGCAGGTAGACCCGACTTTAACCAAAAGCGCAGCGAAGAATAAATACGACGCTGAGAAGTTCGCCATATGGGAAGCACAGCGTACTGATTGGGAACGCTTGGAGGATGATGGGCGACGTATATATAAACGTATGCGTAACGAGTACAAAAGACTGTACTCCGATCTCATCGCTACTATAAATGGACGGCTTGATGCGCTTAAAGATGGGGTAGACCCCAAGGACAAAGCTGCCAGAGCCGAACGGGCTAAGACTATAAAGCAGGTAAAAGACCGGCTAAACAAAGCCTTGACGGCATCCGGGGGGTTGGACGTGTACTTCCCGCTCCTGCGTTCCGGAGAGCATATCGTTACCTATGAATTAGTACCTGAAGCCGTAGTAGAAGGCGGGGACTCGTTTGTAATAGAACGCTTTGAGTCAGCCGGTGACGCAGATGCTCATGGAAGAGCACTGGAGAATGACCCACGAGTCCGTAAGGTAAAAGTAACTACAGATGAGGAGTATTACGGTCCTGCAGGGCATAAGAAATATTCTAGGGATGCTCCCGATGGCGCACTCGTTAATGATGTGCTGCAGCTACTTGATAAAGGTAAAGTCCCATCTGAAGTTAAAGATAACGTCGTACAACTTTTTGTCGATGCACTTCCTGAGACAGCACTAGCTAAATCTCTACAGAAACGGAAAGGGACCTTAGGTTACGTACCTGACGCAATTGAGGCGTTCGATAAGAAAGCGTTTTCTCTAGGACGCCAAATCGTCCGTATGCAGGAGACGGCAAAACTTAAAGCTCTTGAAACCGAGATAAGAGAGACAGCCGCAGCCGTATCTACCACTAGTAGTTTTTATTTACTACCACTGACCCCGACCAAAGTTGCCGACGAGCTTATAAAGCGTTCTGAGTTTGCAAGGACAGGTGGGAAGAACAAGATCCTAGACGCCATAGCAAAACGGGCCAATCAGGTGGCTTTCCTAATCACTATCGGGTTTAACCCGTCTTCGGCTTTGGTAAACGCTAGTCAGGTACCTCTGGTTGGGCTACCTATGCTTGGAGGCAAGTACGGGTACGCAGAAGCGACTGCTGCTATAGCTAACGCCACCAGACTTGTGTTCACTGCTCAGAAAGGCGCTCCTGATGCACTTAGACGCCGCCTTAGCATTGCCCACGGAGTAGATGCGTTCTACGTAAAAGATGATAGCGGCAGGCTAAAACTAAGGACTGATTTAGATCTTAGTCCGGAACAGACAAGAGAATTACGAGAGATACAGCCTCTGGTACAGGGTGCGCTCGATCAAGGCATGTTGACTAAATCGTTCCTCCTTGACGTGCTAGGACTACATGAGGGGCAACGTCCTACTCGTAAGAAATCCGCTGGGGGTATGCTCGACAAGATGGTCGAGATGTCCGCTGTAGCTTTTAACCAAGTAGAGCGGTTTAACCGGCAGACTATGCTGGTCGCTTCGTATTCACTTGCTAAAAAAGATATAGCAGCGAAAAATCCTAAACTGTCCGCTAGGCAGGTATCTGCCCTCGCAGTAGAACAAGCCATAAAGGACACCACTGAATATAACGGTGGTGCCTTCCTAGAGACTGCCCCCCGAATATCTCAGGAACACCTTGGGCGAGTAGCGTTCATGTACAAGACCTACGGTCTGAATATGTACTACATGATGCTCAAGACGGCGGGTGCTATGTTCAGAGGAGATCCTGCAGCGGCAAAACAAATGGCGGGTCTGTTCGGTACCAGTGCCTTCTTTGGTGGTATAGCCGGGGTGCCTCTATACGGGTTGGTTAGAAGTATGGCTGACCTGTTCTTCCTTGATGATGAGGAAGAAGACTTCGACAATTTTATGGCCCGTCTCTTACCCGATGTGGTTCGGACCGGACCTGTCAATGCTGCGCTAGGTGTAGATGTAGGGTCTCGTACGAAACTATCTGATCTGGTAATTGCAGAATCGAGGTTCGTCCCCAGAGGAGAAAGTCCTGACGATGCAGTAGAGAGAATGTGGTTTGAGACATTGGGTGTTGCCGGTAGCGTAACTAAACGAGCAGCGCGTGCCGCAGAACTCTTCGGGGAAGAAGGGATTGCCTCTTCCCGAGCTTGGGAACAAGCGTTGCCTACAGGTGTCGCCAATCTGCTGAAGGCAAACCGACTAACGGTTGAAGACGGCTACCGGACCCGAAATAGAGATCTTATCTATGAGACATCTCTAGGCGAAAATTTTGCTCAAGCAATGGGGTTCAGTCCAACAGGTTATGCTGAGGTCCAACGCAGGACATCTCTTGCTGCGAAGATAGATGGAGCACTTACAGATAAGATGAACCGTCTCCGAAAACGTTACCGCATTGCGTTAAGTATGGGAGATATGGAAGCCCTAGATGAAGCCATGAAGGACATCAGGGATTGGAACGCCACGGAAGCGCAGAAGGATGCGAAGCTACTCATAACCATGGAGTCATTACGTAGAAGTGTAGATAGTGCAAACCGACTACGTAAAACCATGGACGGTGGGTACACGCCTCGATTCCCAAGGTACATAGAGCAGGCTACAAATTAAAAAACCCCCCTGTACCTAGTGGTAGAGGGGGGTAAATGGAGATCGACATGCTTTAACTGGCTGTCAGGTATTAATATATCATAATGTACGCCAGACCCTAATGCCCAGTTGCTCCCCTTCTATTCTCGGTTCACACCTGACCGACCACCCTTTGCCTGAAGTTATTTTCTTAACCTGTACTTCCGCTAGGTGAGTGTTGATGCACGGTACAAAGACCGACGTGCCTATACTCATCCCATCCCAGTTAACAATGATCTGAACCCCATCAGGATGCAGATCGAACGTTCGGAGTATTGGCGTTAGCATCTATAGATTCTGCGTCGAACTTCATAATTATTACGTCAGACGACGGTAGCTGTAGGTTAGTCCCTTTAGTCAGTCGGACCTTCCCTCGTTTCCCTTCGCAGTGTTTTATGACCTCGTTTATAAGGTGCGCGTAGTTAACTTGCAGGGAGCCGCACCATTCCTTGAGAGGTTTAGGCTTAACGTAGAACAGTTTGGTGTCAGTCTCGTACCGAGCAACGAGCTTCCCTCGCGCAATTTGCTCCGGTATCACTAGCTCGTCCAATCCGTTGCCATGGACGGATCGGTTATCCAGCGTGCTTTTGATCTGCAGAATGTAGCTTATATTTTCAGTGAAGAAATCATTCATAACGTCCAGCACTGACCTGCTCATACCCTGAATGTTGCTTTTATTCTGGGGGATCAAGTCAGACATGACCCATGAAAATACTCGCTTTGGATCGAAACTAATTAGCCCAGCCTTTTTGGCGATAATCAGACCGGTCATACATGCTGTAATGGCAGAGGACCAGAACCGATTTTCTGCTGTTAGCCCTCCGTGGTTATCCACACGTTGCTGTACAGTCGCGAGTAGTTTGCGATACGCATCTAAATTCTGCATCAGGTGTTGCAAGTATATCGGCCCCACTAGGCCATAATTATCGTATAGCCCCCGCTCAAACTTATCCGTTATATTTTTATCCTTCACCTCGTCAAAGATCCGGTCCACCTTGCATTCCAACACCCGTTGGGCCTCGGCTTTAGCTGCGAGTTTATCTAACGAGATATTTTCTATGATGCTGTTATTACCGGTAAACACCGCCAGTGTTTGCCACGGCGCTCCCGTGTACCGTTCAACGTTTGAATTAGGCGACATGCGCCCCCGTTGCTTACCTCCGCTGAACTGATACACCATGTCGGAGGCTTCCTTCGGGCTCATGTTAGTTATCTCATCAACAGCTACAGGTATATTGTGGTACACCTCGGCTCGATTCATTTTGTAACTTAACGTGTCATCCTTCGTGAGCATAAGTTGCTCCGGATGGCCCCACACCCCGTTGATCGCCAATAGCATTGCTGTCTTGCCTGTACCACTGTCGTCATTATGGAAATGGATAGCGGCACACTTCACGTTCATTAGTTCCATCAACGGACTGCCGAAACTAATACCCATAGCGAACTGCTGTAGGAGAAACCTATCGTCGTCCCATAGCTTTATGTTCTTTTTCCAATCCTCCAAAGTACCCTTTGGTTCAAACATCGGGAACAACCCCATCGTCTGTACGGACGGCGGGTTAAACTCTATGCTATCGCGCATTACTTTCTGACTACCCAGTACAAAAGCACTGAGCGAATCGTCGGTCCACCCTAGTTGTTTATAGGCTTCCTCTGCGACACCTGTGGCTTGTAGTTCGTTTATCCAGTTAGTTGTGTAGGCCATAAGATCGTCTATCCGAAGTACCGCTACCCCCTGACTAGCAAGGGCTCGCCTCAATTCTTCCCTAGATGTGACTGCGCTGATTGGTAGTGTGAACTCTCGTACACCATCTTGGGGGAGATGTAGCCGCAGCACCACTGACTCCCCGACTTCTGCATCCAATACACGTTTAACAACGTACAAATCATTATGGTAGATCTGCCGTTCCTGTATCTCCCCGTCGTCATCCCGCTGCCGTATGTAGATACCTCCGTTGGCACCTCGCACGTACGGGGCCGGGTATTTCGGGATAGCGTACTCGTCCTCCACCGGTCCAGACTCGGTATATAGTCCGGTCTCCTCATCGACTTCGGCGGTACGTACGTTACGCCCAAGTGCTATAGGGGATTTTATCTTGCCCCAGTGAGGGCAATCCCCGCATACACCTTCGTTAAACTCATCGAATTTAGCGCATGTATACGGGCCTTTAATAAGGCTGACCTTGTAAGTGGTCTCTTCGGGGGAATACTCTGGATGGTTTCTGGAGATTATTTGGGACGCTTCAACGGAGTCTTCGCAGAACTTTGCGATTGATAACCCCGCTCTCCACAGCGGCTCAACCATAGTCTCCTGATCTTTTATTATGCTGCGTAGTTGAGCGCACCCCTTACCGTCTTTTATCTTCAGCAGAATATCTCTGAAGCTATACTTGAAGTTGCCTATGAGGTTATCCATAAGCGCACTTCGTTCTTCCCTAGCGGCAGGAACTGGTATCAGGTCCCGCCCAAGCAATTCAGAGAATGTATCGAAGTCTACTGGTTCACTGAGGTCTCCCCCGGCCAGCAGTCCTACAGGCACCCCTGTAGTTTTTTTATAGTTATGTGTGTCAGGCACTCGGAGTATGCGAGCACCGTCTGATGTAACGGCTGGATCGGCGGCAAACTTATTATCTGCACATAGTCGTTTCAGATGGTCCGCAACAGGGAACCAGTCGTCATACGGGATAGCTTCTGTGAACGCCCAATAGACATGTACCCCATACCCACTACTGAGTATGAATGGTCGGGGTAACTTAAACCGTGTACAGAACTTACGCAGGGCTCTTACTGCTTCGCCCTTGGAAGAAAAATCTTTACCGGGACCGCAGTCCAAATCGAGAAATAGCGATTGGAGTTGAGCTATGTTGTCTACCCGTCTTGATCCGGGTTCCCTAAACGTGGCTAGGGCGAAATAAACATCGTACCCCTGTCCGTCAAATCGCTCGGCTTCGTCTATTAAATCTTCAACAGACTCATAGAATTTTTGGACAGGCTGCGGCTCTGTCCGTTTTGATGCAAACAGGCAGTAGTGACCTGAGTCACTAAGGACCGTCTGTAGAAATGTTATTGTGTGCACAAACCTGCTGTCCCCCGTGCTGCAATACGGTGAGTTTGTGCAGTAGTTGTTACGATTGGTGCCTTACCTACCGCACCGGGAGGGACACGGTGGCGCACGACACGCTTCATCGTAACTATTTCAAAGAGAGTGGTAGGGCGAATGACTTCCTACCAAAGACTGACGCTACTGCTCGCCTTTCCCAACTTGTGCGCCCTAGGTATAGAACGACCTCACGGGGGTTCAGTCGTCCCAATCGTCAATTATTGCAGCGAGATCTTCCTTTTCTTCCGCAGGCTTACTGGATTTAGCCTTCTTACGGACCACAGGTTCTTCAACCTTCTCCTCTTCGGCTTCCTCCTCTTCAGCCTCTTCTCCGAATATATCATCGGAGTCCTCAGATACCTCCTCTACCGGTTTAGCTGTAAAAGGATTATCACTGGCAGTGAAACCCTCGACTTTACTAAACGGGTTACGTTCCATCTCCGGGGCTAAATCAATAACCTGTATTGCGCGTAACCGAAGACTAACCCCATGACCCATAGTCCCTGAGTATGGGACCAACTCACAATGTATGTTCACGGTGCTGCCTGTTGTGAGTCTGAACCCATCAGGCAGTCTGTTGGTTTGAGCGTCGTACTCTTGCGGTTTAGCTGTAGGGTTACCTGAGTACGCAGCCTTTAGCTTGGCTCTCCCGATGAACTTACCATCATCGTTCTTCTGCCATGTAGGCTTACTAAGAGCAGGCCAGCCTTTCTGCTTGCGCTCGCCATACGCACTTTTCATAGCGGTAAACAGGGCCTTAGCGGTTGCCTGTGGCATGAGAAAATCCAGCGAGTATTCCGCGTTATCATCCGTTGCAGAACACGGTACGGATGAATTTTTACCAGTGTCGAACCGGTACGGTTGATCGAGTTTCGGGTAACGTGCTTCAACATTCTCGATCATAAATGTTGAGTTTTTTACTTCCGCCATGTGTCTAATCTCCGTTGGCATACCCCCCTTCGACAACCGAGAACGGCATAGAAGAGGGTTGTGGTACTACAGTTTCAAACTGTAATAGTTTTTTAGTGTCCGGGGCGTTTTTCAGATCCCGAACGTTATTGAACTCCTCCTGCTCCAGTGGGCGCACCGCCCTGAAAAACAACTTAGGAGTGTGACTACTTCGGTCAAACGACATCCGGGTCACTACGCTAATCGCAGACACGTTCCTTGCTGCAAGGAATTTAGCGTACGCCTGCAACGGCATACCCGCGTTGTCAGACCCAAACACGCTCGTCGCGGATAGCTGTAGAGCATAGGCATCTTGGTACTCGTCCATGCTCACGACTATGCGCTGACTGTATCTACAGGCACGGCCTCCGTTGCTCCCAGACCCACGTATATCTTTAGGGCAATCTATGCAACGCACCGCTTCCCGCTGGGCTTCCGGTACATTGGGGGATGGGCGTGCCGTATCGTCTGACCAGCATGTGGGCGCTTTCGGTGCAGACGGGTCAAACTCTCCAGCATAGTACTGCCGACTGACCGGCGCTGCATCTACGATAACGACATCTAACTCCGGGTCATCGAATACATGGGTTTCCTGCCCACTATCAATTGTCCGGAATTGATTGTCCCGTAGGCTCAACCGTTTCATTAGATGTCGTCGTCTATATTAATATCAGTAGGCACGGCACTAGTGATAGATTCTTCGTTGTCTTCCAACAAGGTCTTTTCTATCTTCGATATGTCGAATCTGTAGGTGTTCCCCACCTTCAGATAAGTACTCCTCGGGATACTTTTATTGCGTATCCACGTACGGATAGTCGAAACACTAACGTTGAAATGGTCAGCCACAGCATCGATCTGGGCAAATCTACTAGAGGTCATATTTATCTCCTACGTACACTGACAGAGTATTCTGTGCTGGCGTTCAGCCCTTGCGGGACTAGCTCCTCGTTTTCGGTGAGCCACTCCTTAATGTTCCCTTGGTGTACCCGCTTCTCCAATAACTCAGGGCACCCGTGTTCCAGAATGAACTCATGGAACTTCTCCCAATCACTCGTCCAGAACTTAGTCTTCGTGGTACGGTAGAACGAGCCGGACTCAGTCTTAACGCTAGTTACATTGTTGACATTACAGTGTTCCAACAGGGCTTCCTTAATTTTGTCCTGCTGGTCAATCAGCGTTGCGTCTTTCTCCGTAAACGCACGTTTGAGTTTTTCACGCTCATCCCGTATACGGATAAACACCCTCGTTAGTGTATCGACATCGCAGTCTGACATTCTGCCCAACCGTTCTAATTTGTTGTAGGGCAGAGACTATACTAGCGTGCTCTACGCTAGTCAAGCAGATCCTTGTATAGATCGATGATTTTTGAGTGTACGTCGATTCTATTATCAAGTAGTGCGTAGACACGCGATTCTACAGGGGACCCCTGTAGTTTAACTACCGTGCATTTGTGATCCTGCCCCGCCCGATGCACACGGGCATTAGCTTGGGCATATGTCTCAAGGGACGCGGTCGGACCCCACCACACAATCGTGTTCGCTGCTGTCAGGGTAACACCGTGCGCTGCAGCTTGTGGTTGTATCAGTAAGACGCGAGGGTCTTCACTAGTCTGGAACCTGTTAAATATATCGGTTCTCTTCCGAGCGTTAACGGCCCCATTGATTACCTCTGCAGGTACACCATCCGCAGTCAGCTTCTCATGCAGCAAAGATATTGCATGTCTGAACGGGATGAATACGAGTACTTTTTTACTGCTCTCTTCGATCACTTCCATCAGCACCTTGTAGCGATGCTTGATGTCGAACTCCAGTACCTCTCCGGTGTCGGTGTAAATAGCCCCGGCGCTTATCTGAAGGAGCTTATTCATATTCACGGCAGCGTTGGCGGCTGTAACGTCCTCTCCCGCTGCCTGTAATATAAATTTATCTTTCAGTTGTTTGTAATACGTAGACTGCTGCCGCGTTAG